ATCGCGGTTACTGTTGGACGAGAGGCCTCTACTGGAGTTTCGACTGCCTCAGGCGCAACGGTCTCAGGAGTGGTGTTCTCCACGAGTGCCTCGCTTTCATTGTTTGTTGTTGGTGCTTCCTCGGCTTCTGCCTCGGATGCTGCTACCTCTAGCACCTCAGCCGACTTGAAAGCCGGATTAGATACCAGAGAAACTTCTTCTAGTCGTGCTTCAATAACCTCAAGCACGTTGCCCACGCGTACGGAATCGATAACTTCAACCCCGACCGATAAGCCAGAGCGAAGATCTTCAGATGCCTCAATAAGGGCATCATTGCCTCGTGTAGTTGCGGAGACCTTGAAGGTTGCATAAAGAGCATCGTCCTCAGCCATGATGGACTGAGCGCGACCAAGTGGCTTGCGACCGTCATGCTCAAGCAGGAACTTGATCTTCTTCACATCGTCATACTTGACCGACCCGGCACGGAACTTGACCTTGCCCACGTTGGTCTGACCAATCTCATCGCCAAACGGCAAGATTTTGCCTGAGATCAAACGACGGCCCTCGTCAGCCTGAATTTCGCTAACGCTAAAGTTCAATTTCACTAGTGTCTCCGTTCGGTGATAGGTCTTCCATCTCACGCGCCTGCTCAACGGTGATAAGACCAATCTGGATCATCTTCTCAATTGCGGCAAGACGTTCCATCGTGTCTGCTCGCAAGAATGTATCGTCCACAGCAAAGCGAACGTAATTTTGACTGTTTGTAATATCATCCATGCTGAGGCGCGTTTCAATAGCCGTAATAAATGGCTGCAAAGCAAGGCTGATGAGTTGCTTGCGCTCGTGTTGTACATTGGCGTAGGTCATCGAGTTATTCTCATCAGCCGAGAGATAGTAGGCCGGGATGTTGCACAGGCGAGCAATCTGGGTCGTGAGATTCTGAATGAGATCAACATAGCCCATGTCCTTAGGGCTAAATTGGCTCGGCATGTAGTCAAGTGTGCTGGTAAGATATGCGGTTGTGCCGCGCTGACGTGCAGACTTCCATTGCGCCAAGAGTGCTGCGACTTCATTCTCGCTAAGGTCAGCACCGGTGTTCTTGATGATGCCGGTTGGGGTTGGTGAGACGGCTGCTTGATACGCCGCATTTTGTACTCGGTAAGCCTGCTGGATGATTGTCGCACCGGTGTTCAAGATGCCTTCATTGAGGCTTTGGAAGGTAATCAATGATCCGATGCCGGACATTGGAACTGGCGAGCCATCGACTTGGTACTGGGTGACGTAATAATTATTCACATCGCTAAGGAAAGAAACGCGAGTCGGTGCAATCCACTCAAAGCGAGCCGGACGGCCATCATCCTGATATACCTCGGTAACGCGCCAATATGCCACGCCATAAAAAAGCAACGAATCGACTGTATATGCAATTGTTACAGATCGAGGCTGCGCTACTGCAGGCTGTTCAAGCCACTTAGGAGAGCCAAGTTCTTCACCAGTTGATTTTCTATACAAGTGCAAAGGTATTGAAGCAACAGTACCTGCGATAAGATTCCGGCATCTGATAACTGCTGGCAAGGACATTGCAACATCGCGCTCCACCTTTGGCAAGAATGCTGGTGTGAGATAACTAAAGCCGTCAGTCATGACGGCAGGGGCATACTGAGCCTTGACCTCGCTTTGTACCTTAGGTGCTTGAATGAGGAAGCGATCCCAGAATGCCATGACCTAAAGGATACCACACAATTAGGACATTTCAGGCAAATATGGCAGGTTTCGACACCGGCTTGAGTAACTGATGGACCACCATGGCCAGACCTATCGCAGCAGATACATCCCCCGCGGATCTACGGCGCACAATGCGCCAGCCTGCATCGTTGATCTTTGCTCCGCAATTATTCATTGACGAGACCAACTCAGCCTGACCAGAGTGGACTATTCGATTGTTCACGATAGCATCGAGCAGATCACTACACGCTGTGTAGAAGATCTGGCCCGACATATCGACAACCTTACAACCAGATTGTTCTAGCCGAGAGGCGATGCTGGCGGTTGCGTACTTATCGTAGCACAGCATCCGGGGTCGGTATCTATCCCACCAAGCCTTTATATCGGCAGCGACTTTGAGTTCATCAATCGCCACGTCCGACTCCCATTGCTGCATGATGCCTACGCCAATCTTGCCGTCTGGCATCAACTGGGCTGCCACTAGGCTGGCTTTTTTCTTGGTCACGGCCGTATCTATGCCGAAGATGGTCAAAGCCCCGGGGTTGAGTTGGAGATCCTGCACCGTGAGATTCTCAAAGGCCATATAGGGCCAAGGGCTTGAGATGGCATCGACCCACAGGCACAGATGCTCGGTCCGGGCATCCTCGGCCTTGGCGGTCTTGATGTATTCCTGAATGGTCTCTAGTTTGGTCGTGTAGCCAATAGCCGGGTTGGCTTGGAGGATTTGATTCACGTCATCAAGTTTGCAGAATGGCTCGGCCGAGTATTCCCACCAGCCCAAGGACTTAGGTGGATAACTCAAGGCGGTCTCGCGTAGCGTGTTGAGTACATCGCTGAAAGCATCGCCAGCGTTACTGCACGTCAGCAGGACACCGTTGGTGGCTGTCGTGGTCGGCCGGATAGCAGCCCACGCTTCCCGGGTTATCTCACGCAATTCATCCACGAATACTAGGTGCGCGGTCTTGCCTCGGACACCGTCTCGGGTAGCGGCTGCGATCTCATACATACTGCCATCGAGCAAGGTGACCGACTCTTGACCGTTCGCATAGCGGATCTGCTTGACCATGGCCATCAGTTCATCGTTGGCTTCGATAACTGAGACAACTTGACGGAAGGTGTCTATGGCCATGTTGCGGTTGGACGAGAGACCGATCACCCGGCTCTTGCGTGGCTCGGCAAACAACTCGTAAAGGATGCGCATACGCGCTAAGTGGGTCTTGCCTTGCTGGCGAGCGATGAGTAGGCCTTGCGTGGTGATCGTGTACTCACCCTTGCGGTTTGTAACCATCATGCGCTCTGAGACGTACTTCTGCCACGGCAGCAACGGATCTGAGTATTTGGCAACCCACTCGGCAAACTCTTTGCCGTTGCTCTTGCCCTTGCGCTTAGGCGTTTCCAGCCTAGGGGTGGTCTTGCCTCTGATCTTGGCCATTCTCAATTAGCCCCCGACTGGTCTGAACTGTTATCGAGCGTAAAGGGTGAATCTGCCAATATCTTAGACTGAGTATGTCCGTTTTGCACCGGTTTGGACTGTTTTGGAGAGAGACGGTCACGAAAGACAGGGGGGGTAGAAAATGTGCCTAAAAAAACGCCTACCGAGTCATCATGCTTGCGTGCGTTACATGTACGGCACGCGCTGGTGAGATTATCCGGATCATCAGACCCACCACGCTTGAGTGGAATGATGTGATCCACCTCGTTAGCCACACCACCACAGTAGGTGCATGTCCAGCCATCGCGATTGAGGATGGTGATGCGTAACTTCTTCCACCTTCCATCGCGCTTGCTTTCCTTAGCCACTAGTGCCAACCCTTACGCTTGAAGTGTTTGAGTGCTGCACAGGCTGTGCCGTATCTGTGCTGTATGTACTTCACACCCCATTCTATCTGTTGATATGGATTAGCCGTGGCTAACCATTGGCTTCTACCTTGTGGTATTCCATGATGTGACCCGTTCTTCGCGTTAGGTCTCCAGTTACTCTCTCGTTCATAAAGTTCGACAATGCACTCAAACTGATCCCAGTCTTTCAGTTGATTGTATGCGTGCAGCTTGTAATTCATTGGGTCTTTGGCTGGTCGCGCATGCGACATATATCCACTTAGCAAACATAAAGACAAGGCTAACAGGCAAATTAGCAATAGCCGTGCCCAATGCAAAGGGGCTTGTGCCCGGCCGTCTATAGTGCCGGGACTGCCACTTAGCATAGCGCATGTGTCAAATCCATTTACATAACCGCAGGTCAGGCGGCGTGTCGCAATACCCATTCTCCTACCTCCTTCAATACGCAGTTGCGTAAAATCTGGCGTTTATTGGCTATTTTGTAACCCGATAAATCAATGCCGTGAAGTTCCTGCAAGTCTGGTATCTGTGCCCCACGCAATTTATCATTCTGGAATTCTTGCTCAGGAATCTCAAAGTTGGCCCAGAAGTAATGCCGTTGCAGCTCCACGCTTGGCTCAATCAATGGCTTGTAATATGGCCTCACATTCTCTACGACCCACTTAGTCTTACAGTTGTATTGCAGGAATAGGATTTCTTGATACAGGCTCATGTCCGGATAGACCGGCTCAACCCCTCGGAATCTGACCCCTATATTTTGCCTGAAGCTGCTGTGGCTTTGGCATGGAGGCGAAGACCATATAAAGTCGAACTCAGCGTAATGTTTGGCAAGATACTCATGAGCATCGCCGATTACCACCGTATCTTCAGGGAATCTATCCTGATAAATGCTCGCAATGCCCGGGTCATACTCCACAGCCGTAACCTCGTGACCAGACCACAAACTTCGATTACCACCAAGGCCAGCATAAAGGTTGAGAATCTTCATGCAGCCAGATCCTTCGGGTAGCACCGTTCACACAGTTCCCGGGCATACACATAAACCCCACACATCAAGCATCGGGTCACGCGCTTATCGTCTGCCATAGCCACTCGCCTTCAATAGGTAGACCAGATCATCAAAACGCAAAAAGCAAAGGAAGTTACCCACCGACTTCTCGCCTTGATTCTCTAGCCTCATAACGGCCACTCCCATTCCGGTCTCTTTGGCCCGCGCTTCCAACTGGCGCACCGTACCGGCCGGATCGAAGCCACGCCTTGCTTTGACTTCAACATCAAGGCCATCAATACCACGTATATCGCTACCAGCAGCCGAAGCAGACCCAACATGTGCCGATAACCAGCCGTTTTCAACCAAGTACTGAGCAACGAGCATCTCCGTTTCACGTCCTCGCCTCCTTCTGCTCATGTCCACGCCTTTTCGTAATGTTCTTGGCATGCCCAGTTGTAGTCATAAGGATCTTCCTCATGCATCTGGACTCGATAGCCTGCATAACTGACCAGATCAATGCCGCACCAGTCGCACTTGACTGGCTGCTTGTTTGGCTCGCCTGTGCGATCTATCTCAGGCATTGGCTTTGCCCTCGAATACCCAAGTGCCATTGACCCAATTGCCCCACTTGGCTGGACATTGCTCGGACTTTGACTTAGCACCACAGACATAGCCCAGATACGGCTTACCCGTTTTGCCAGTTCCTTCCTTGCGAAGCATCTGGCCATGGCTACAAGTAAAGCCCTCTACGGTTGCCCCGAGCGACTTCTGCAAGTCAGCAATGAAGGTGTCGTTCTCGTCAAAGGCCTTATGCTCAACGTCATCCCACACGACGGTTACCGGCTCATTGGCCACCGGCTTTTCCTCTGGCTTCCATGGATGCTTCACAACCGGGCTATCGCCTTTTGCCACTTGTTGCATCGAGTCTCGCGTGGCTGTCTTCTCGGCTGCCTTGATAAGCAAGATAGCCCGACCAACTGCGCTGGTAGCCGTGTCCTCGACATACCACCGAGCCATGTTTTTGGGGTAGTCCGTGGCCTTGCCCCGGGCTAGGTTGCTCACGGCCGGATGATCATCTTTGTAATCTCGGTAAAGTTCACACCGGACCACAATCTCCTGATCCTGCGCGTTGAAATACTCGGTCGTTAGCGCAATCCGGCCAGCCGGGAAGTTGTCCTGAAACCACCGGTTGAGCGATGCAACGTCCTCATAATTGTCCAAGTTCCATGCCATCTAATTGCTCCTTTCCGAGCGCGTAGTCCAACTGTTGTCGGAATGTCCACACAGACCCATCGTGCCAAACTTGTGCGAAATTGGCGCACTCTTGGCAGTAGTGGCGTGTCCTTCCTTTATGCTTCTGTGTCTCAGAGACCACCTGCCATACGGCCGGGGTCTGTTGTCGTAGGTGACCCTTAGGGTATGCGAGTCGGCAGACATCGCACCAGATTGACTTCGTTTGCAGCTTCCTAATAGGCATCGAACTCAGTCGGGTCGGTGGTGGACAACTGTGCCGCAAGGGCCAGATAAGCGACTCCGTCCGTATAACCGTCTCGGCCACGGTGACCCGGCGTTTCCGCAATCCGGCTGACCTTGACCAAAGCCATACATACTGCGA